GTCAGGCAACTGGCGGAAGCACGTGCCGCCTTGGCCGCAAGTGAAGCCCGCGAGAATGACCTGATCGATCGCATGAGGGAGGGCCTGTGAGATCGTTGTGCTACATCGCCGCCATCCTCGGCATAACGTCCGGCAAGGCCGCCAATGTCCTGATCGACATGCGGCCGCAGAAAGAAGCCAAGCGCATGAAGGTCCGGATCACCGGCTATTGGCCCGGAGAGGATGAGTGGAGCACCCGCTATCAATCCAGCACTGGCACCAGGTTGCGTGCCGGCCGCCATTGTGCGGTGGATCCGGACATCATTCCGCTGTGGAGCAAGATCCGCGTGATGGGTGCAAAGCGGGAGTGGGTGGCGGTAGATACAGGCACGGCCGTAAAGAGCAAGAAGGCCAGCAAGGGCCGGATGCCGGTGGTGGACGTGTTTGCCGCCAGTGAGGCGCAGTTCAACGCAATGCGGTTGCCAAAGGTGGCGACGGTGGAGGTGAGGAAGTGAGAACTACCAAGGCCACGATTATAAGCCGACGCAAGCGGGCACTGCGGAATGGTGATACCAGGCCAACGTTGCGGCGCCTAGGCGTCATCGCAACCAAGCTGCGGAACGACTTGTGCCTACCTAGCCACCACAAGCTAGGCGCTGAACTTGATTGTTCCTACAAGACCGTCAGCCGGGACATGGATTTGCTGCGGGATTTCTTTGGATACCCGCTCGAATACGACCGCAGCAATTACGTGTGGAAGATCACGGGGCCGCTGCCGGAGGCGGTGTTGTGAGCCGCTATGACAAATTTATTGTGATGGCGATGACGACCGTGGGTGCCGTGGCCGTCGTCACTGGCATCATTGGAACGGCTCGCAAGTGGTGGCGGGATGGGATCGATGCCGAGTTTTTGGTCATGCTGACGTTGCTGTACTGCGTCTGGGTGTTTGCGGAGTGCGTGTGGGGAAAGCGGAAATGACCCTCCCGCAACTCATCACCTTCTTCGATGCCCGCATCATCGGCACTTGGTCGATGGATGAGTGGGCGGAGGTCGTCGCAAAAATCAGAGCAAACCGTGGGCGGTTTGGGATTGGGCAATGGTAGTCAAACAACAAAATAAAAAGGAATAAAATGTTACAACAAATAGCAATTAAAGACTCAGTAATTGAGCGACTAAGCAGGGCAAGCGAGATGCTTGTTGAGGCTAAGTCGATGCAGGAAGTTAAAAAGATTATGGACGTGGCGGGGGCAGCCAAGATTTACGCAAGGCGGCAACAGTTGGGAGAGGAGGCCGTCCAGCACGCTCGCAGCATTGAGCTGGAAGCGATGAGAAGGCTTGGGGAGCTTCTGGCAGAAACGCCCAAAAACCAAGGGGCAAAAGCAGGCAAGACCGGTACCAAATCGGTACCACTCTTGGACGAAACCCCAACCCTTTCCGACCTTGGGGTTGATAAAAAAATTTCAAGCCTATCTCAGCAGCTTGCCCGAATGCCTAAAAAGGAATTTGAGCAGGTAAGGGATGGCGTTGTGAGCATGTCGGAAGCGTTAAAGATAGCCCACGTTTCGCATAACAGCGGAGAAAATGAGTGGTACACGCCAGCCGCGTATATTGAAGCAACGCGAGCTGTTATGGGCGGGATTGATACAGATCCAGCATCTTGTGCTCAGGCGAATGCAACCGTTAAGGCCGACAAATACTATGATTCAAAAGCAGATGGTTTAACTAAAAAATGGCATGGCCGGGTTTTCATGAATCCGCCTTATGCACAGCCGCTGATTGCAAACTTTGCAAGGGCTGTGGCTGAGAAATTCTCAAACAAAGAAATCACGGAAGCGATTGTATTGGTAAATAACGCGACCGAGACAGAATGGTTTAATGAAATGATTGAACATGCCTCAGCCGTTTGCTTCCCAAACGGGAGAATTAGATTCGTAAATAAAGAGGGAAAGCCGGGCGGTGCACCATTGCAAGGCCAAGCGGTTCTATATTTTGGAAGCAAAATCCAGAAATTTATTAGCGAATTTAAGAGCTTTGGATGGATCGGGAGAATTGCAGATGAATGACGACATAAGGGGCAAAATAAGGAATGTCTGCTATGCCGAGCAGATTATTGATTTCAGCAACCTATGTTTTGGAACTATTACGCCAACCAACATCGACGGCTATATGGATTTTTGGGGCAAGGGCCACGTATTCTTTGAGGCAAAGCATACAAATGCTGTTCCTCCTTATGGCCAAAAACTAGCATTTGAACGCGTCGCCGATCCATTGGCTCCATTTTCCATATACATTATTGCGTCACACAATTCTCCGCATCATCAGCAAATAAATGCGGCAGAAACTATTGTCTCAAACGTTCGTTTCTTGCGTGGTTGGATTAGGCCAGATCGAAATCTTACTACAAAAGAAGTTATCAAAAAATTCTTAGACTTTGTAAGGAACCACAATCCAGATGAGTTTTACGATTTCTTAATGCGACCCCCTCAAACTGAACCACAAGACACCATTACGTTATCCAGCTTGGAGTGGCTGCGCTCATGTCAGTAAAACGCCTTTCCTGGCAGGTCGAAATCTTAGAACGAGCCCAGAAGAATTTTGTTGCTGGACAATACAAGGCCGCAAAGACGCGGCTGGATCTGGCGCTGACGTTTGGCCGTGAAATGCTGGAACGAGCCAAGCGCTATCAAAAACGCGACATGGAGGCCAAGAAATGATTCCCGTACTGCCGCCGGCCGTCGAAGCCATCTATCACAACGGGGCGCCGGAAGGGGAGCGCAACACGCAACTTTTCAAGCTGTGCTGCCAGATGCGGGATCAGGGCTTGTCGCAGTTTGATGCTGAGACGGAGGCGGAAGCGTGGGGCATGAAGGTGGGGATTACGCAGCGGGAGGCGGTGGCGGCCGTCAAGAGCGCTTACAGCAAGCCAGCCAGGGAGCCGTGGAGGCCGAAGTCAGCTTACAAGATGCAGGGGCTGACCATCGTCAAGGAGACGCATATCCCGACGATGCCCATCAGCGTTGAAAGCGGGCCGGTGGAGAAATTCCTGACTACGGCCTTTGAAGTAGGCGATTGCATTAACATTACGCGCTCCATTAATGACGGAGACCGCGAGCGCCCAGATGGGGCCGGAGAGAACCGGACACGTGAGGAATGGCTGGAGCTGTTCAAGGGCGATGGGTTGAAGGAATGGCAGGGGGATGCGGTGGGCGTGTATGTGTCGATTAACCCGAACAACCGCAAGGGGCGGAAGGCGGAAAACATTGTAAAATTTAAACATGCCCTGATTGAGTTTGATGAAAGCACCATCGCCGAGCAGTGGGCGATCATTAAGCGCTCCGGCCTGCCAACCAAGGCCATTATCAAGAGCGGTGCTCGCAGTCTGCATGCTTGGGTGACTGTAGATGCGTCCGGGGAGCAGGAGTTTAAGGATCGGGTGGAGTTCATTTACAAACACCTACAGCACTCCAAGCCGGATCCGGCCAACAAGGATGCAGGGCGTTTGTCCAGGTTGCCCGGAGCGATGCGCACGGCCACGGGGCAACAGCAGGAGCTGGTGGAGTGCGGAAAACCGGCGATTACGTTCATGCAATGGAAAGAGAAGGTTATTTACGGAGACATCCCAGAGGCATGCGATTGGGACAGGTTGCTGGCTTTTAAGGAGACCGACGATCCCACCACGTTGCTAGGCAAGCGGTGGATTTGCCGGGGCGGATCGGCACTTTGGGTAGGATCAAGCGGGCTGGGCAAGAGCGTGCTTTGCCTACAGGCGGCCATCACTTGGGCGATTGGGCGCTCGTTCTTTGGCATTGATCCGAAAGGCGAAGGGTTGAAATCGTTAATTGTTCAGGCCGAGAATGACGAGGGAGACGTGGCAGAGGCGGTGCAGGGGATTGTGAAGGCCATGGAGCTTAGCCCAAAAGAGCTAGAGATGGTGAAAAAGAATGTGGTTATTGTTCGCGATTGTAGCAGCACGGGGCCGGCTTTCGTGGATCGGGCTCGCCGGTTGGCTGAGAAGCACAGACCTGATCTATTTTGGGCGGATCCGCTGTTGGCCTTTATAGGTGGCGATCTAAGCAACCAAGAGACGGCAGGTGGCTTTTTGCGCAATCTGCTTAACCCGCTTGCCCTGTCTGCCGGGTTTGCCTGGATGCTGATCCATCACACACCCAAGCCAATCAAAGAGGGCAACGGGTATCAGGGGCATGATAAGGCTTATTCTGGATTTGGATCCAGCGAGCTGACGAATTGGGCCAGATCAGTATTAATGCTGGCGCCTTGTGGCGAGGATGCCGAAGGGAAGCGCCTGTATCGCCTTGAGGTAACCAAGCGCGGTAAGCGCTCTAATCTCAATTCTACTGGCATCGTTGCGCAAAATTCAGTGCAGCCACACATTAATCTAAGGCACAGCGATAACGGCATGGCATGGATTGAGGCTGGGGAGGCGGTTAAGAAGAAGCCCGGGCCGCAGGCGGAGGATGTCGATATGTCCAAGTTTAATGGCTATCCATGCTCACGTTCAGACCTTGAGGGGTGGGTTATGAAGCAAGCTGATGGCATTTCCGATTCAACTGCCTACCGAATTGTCGCAAGAGCTTTGGGGCTAAAAACCATCAAAAAACTAACGAATGGAACCTATGTTTTGGAGGAAAAAACCAATGCTCCTTTTTAACCTTCAAATTAACTTGAAGGTACCTTCAAGTTCGGTTGACGGTACCACCATCAAGATCCCCCCTTTAAGGGGGATCTTGAAGGTGAAGTCTGAAGTCTCGGAACATCTTGAAGGTTGATGGCTATGATTGACCAAGAAATTTTAGCAAAAATGCCAGGGCAAAACACGCACCCGGCGATGCTGATCGATAGTCTGCGGGATCTGGTTTCTGAGGCTTACGCCACGATCACGGTTAGCACTTGCGGGATATCCAATACGGTCATGGTCATTGAGTACCTGATGGCCAAGGCGCCAGAGCACCCGGCCATGCAGAATATGACGGATACGCTAGATCACAGCGTGTTGGCCATTGTGCTTAACCGCTCCACTGAATCGATGACCAGTGTGGCTAAGCGGTTCAACATTACTAAGCAGGCCGTCAGCAAGAAGGCGCTGAACATGGCAGATCGGTTGGGCATGAGGTTTAGAGCCGGCAAGAGCGAATCAGCCAGAAAGTCTTATGAAGCAAGGGCAAGGCGTCATCACGACAAGCGCCGTCGTGAAACGCCAAAATTCAAAATCGGCGCACTTATGAAGGGGGTCAAATGCAAACACTCAAACAAATAGTCAAGGAACTCAATACACGCCGCGAGGAAACGCTTGAGGCGGTTGGTGAGGTAATCAGCCTAGCCGCCAAAGCCGGCAGCATCATCGGCCAAGCCAGAAGCAATGGCGAGGATGTGGGTAAACTGTTAGACGCTGCTGGTCTAACGGACGAGCAGGGAAAGCGGTTAGAACGTGTGGCCGCACATCAGCACAAGCTGGCAAGCGGTGAGCCTGGGTTGGTTCGCCAGATCATGCTATGGGCCGAGATGCTGCCGGATCCTATCGCAACGAGCACACCGACTGAGCCTAAGCCATTCTTGTGGCCGGTGATTAAGGTCAGCCAATGGCTATCTAACAAAGGCATGCGCTATGTGAAGCAAGACGCTGATCTTAAGGAGCAATTCTTAAGAGAGGCACAGCCTATCGTGCGAGCCTATAAGGAGCTGGGCGGCCATGCGTAAGGAATCTTTTAAGCGGAGGCAGATCGGGGTGGCGACGACT